GAGTTGCAAGGGGCGATAGACAGGGTGCTATCGAGGATCGATAAGATGGAAGAGAGGTTAATGAGTAAATAGAACTATGACTATTAATCAAAAGAGAATTTTGGGGGTGTGTTATGCCCGGTATTGGTGATGGCCCCGGTGGGCTTTATGACATAACAGACCCGCGTCACCCGGACGAAGGATATGCCCCTTATGGTTATGTGCCGCCCGCGACTACGCGAACCCCGGCTCCTGCGCCTAGCCCTACGCCTAGCCCTACGCCCAGCCCTACGCCTAGCCCTACGCCTAGCCCTACGCCTAGCCCTACGCCTAGTCCGTCTCCGAGTCCAGCGCCGGAACCCGAGCCGGAATATGAGGCTCCTGATTTAGTGGGTGAAGTTCCCTACGCACAGACTGCCGTGGCGGGTATGCCAACCCTTGGCGATCCTGTTGCTATTCCAAGCCCCGCGCAAAGAACGGTTGATCCGCAGGAGTTAGTTGAGTTTCGTATGTCGCAAATGATGAAACAAGACAGCCCGTACACACAGCAGGCGATGACTAACGCCATGCAGTTTGCAAATCAGGCGGGATTGTTAAACACCTCAATTGCCGCAAGCGCTGGATTGGATGCCGCAATAAGAAGCGCATTGCCTATCGCGCAACAGGATGCGGCAACCCTGCATGGGCAAGCCTTGGAAAACCAGAGGGCGGTTAATGAATTCTTGTTGCAGGATTATTTAACGAAGAACCAGTTTCGGCTTACGGAGTTTGGCGCACGGGCAACGACATATAACCAAGGACTAGAGCAGGCTCACAGGAAAAACGAGCAGGCAATCGAGAACGCTTGGGGCGCACACCAGAATGCGTTGCAAAGACAGTTAGAGACCAATCTTACTGAATTAAAGATCGCCGCAGAGCAGTCAATGCAGGCCGCAGGATTTGGGCATTCAGAAGGAATGGCATCTTCGGTTTGCGCTCAAAGAGCGATAGCAAATCTGAATGCGAGAGTTATGGAAATTGAATCCAAAGCCCATGACATGACCGCGGAACGATATGAAGAATTGTTAAGGAAAGCGAGGCAGGCTTACGATTCCGAAGTGGCGGCTTGTTGATGTCGAGAGAAGCCTCTCTCAAAGACATTCCCGCACTAATCTCTTTTATTAAACCGTTCCATGAGGGCGGCGGATATAAAGACATTCCCTTCCAAAACAATGTGGCAAGAGAAAACCTCACCGCCATGCTGTCATCTCCCATGCATAAAATTTGGGTGATTGAAAAAGACGGTGAAATCTGTGCCGCGTTAGGTGTTATCAGTCAGGAACTTTGGTTTACCAAACGCCACTACGCAACAAACTTGTTTCTTTGCACAAACAACAAAGGCAAAGGAACCGCGGGATTCCTGTTACGTCGCTTCAAGCATTGGATAAATGAGCGACCAATTATTAAGGATGTCACCCTCGCTGTGACAAGCGAAATAGGAGATGTTGAACGTGTTGAAAAACTGTATCAGGCAGTTGGATTCAAACGCCTTGGCGGATTATTTAGGTTAGAAATATGAGCGGAATTTTTAAGTCAGTTAAGAAAGCCTTTAAGAAGGTTGGCAAAGTAATCAAAAAGATTGCTCCGGTGCTTATCGTAGCGGCGGCGGTTTATTTTGGCGGCGCATACCTGATGGCATCTTCCGGGGCTGGAACAGCCGCGGCTGGAGCGTCCGTTACATATGGCGCTGAAGGAGTAGGGGCGGCTTTCACTAAATCCGCTGGCGTGTGGAAATCATTCCTTGGAGGACTCTCCAGTGGAACTGCTTCCAAGTCTGCTGTCGCGTTTGCTGAAGCCTCGTTTAAAGCCTCGCAGGCGAATATGGCGCTCTCAGGTCAGGTTGCCGCAGGAACCGCGGCGGTTAACAACCTTTCCACAATGGGAACCGTTGGTGAGGCAGTTAAGGCTGGCGTCAGCATGGCGCAGTCTGCTTTCTCCTCTGGTGCTGATCCGCAGTCCTCTTGGGGAATCCTTTGGAACGGGCTGAATGATCCAACTGCTCCTGCGCTTGAAGCCGCCGAAGCGGCAAGCGCGGCTTCGCCTGCTGGTAACCTTCTGTCACCTAAGCAAACGACACAACTAGAGAGCGGGTTGTTCGATCAAAGCACTTACATGGCGGATGCTTCTGCAACGCCTCCGGGTGCAATGTCCACAGACAGTACCTCCAGTATGTCTGATGGCTATGGAATAGGAACAAGCCCTACTGATCGAACTGGGCTTGCAGGGAGCGCTATTGAGCCTGCCACTCAAGCGCCCACCGTTGAGGCTCCTCAAGGGCTTCTTACATCCCCCCCAGAAGCCCCAAGTACGATGACGTATATGACAGAGATGATTGCAAGAAATCAGGAATTGACCCTTGAAGGAATCCGGGCGCAGAACGATTTATTGAAAGAGCAAATTGCGGCAAGAGCAAGTGCAGACAAAATGAAACTTGGCTTAACAGCAGGCGGAATGATTCTCAACGTGCTGGGTCAGTCTCAGCAGGCCAGCGCGGCAGAGGAAGAAAGAAACCGTAGTAGAAACTTCATTCCCCACAAAATCGCTTACAACCCATATAAGGGAATAGTCTAATGGCTGAATTACCTCCACAGATGCCTGAAATGCCGCAAGAGGGCATTATTGAACAGCCCGTTATGGAAAGCGCGGCTTTGCAGGCTGACGAATCCACAATGAATGACGCGGCGTTAAAGATTGTTGCGTCATCCAAGTCTCGTATATATGGCAATGAGTTTGATCAGTATATGCAAGTGTTGCAGTCAAGCGATAACTTGGTTGAGGACATTGCGATGATTTCTCTTAACTTGATTGTTCCAGAGATTCAGGCGGTTTCATCGAGCGGGGAGGTTCCTTTTGATTACCTGATGGATGCCTCTGCTGATGTTGTCTCTGAGGTGTATGACCTGAGCGTTCAGTCGGGAGTGTACAGCCCATCGAATGAAGAAGAGATCGAGCGTAACCAAAACATTACTTTGACGATGGTCGCTGGAGAACTCGGCAAGTCTCTCGCAGATGGCAATGCCATTCCACAGGATGGCGTAGAACACTTTATTGAAAGCGTGATGGACGGCAACTACGACAACCTACCCACTGAGGCAGATGTCGCCCCCGGAATGCCGCCACAGATGCCGGGAGGCGGAATGCCCCCAGCAATGCCCGGAGGAGGGATGCCCGTATGAGCGAGTCAGGTGGAATTCTTTTGTCCGGTATTGGGCAAAGTCTAATTCAATTCGCAGACATCCAGCATGACACGAAGATTTCTGCGCTAGAGGCAGAAGCACAGCGCCAGAAGGAAATCCGTCTTCAGGAGATGCGAGTAAGCCGGGACGCAATCACAGATTCATTCCGTTTGGCTAATCTTGAGTCATCTCAGGAACGGCTAAGGCTTGCTCAGGAAACGTCCAACCTTGCTCAGGAAAAATTCGATTACGAAAAAGAACAGGACTTAATCGCTGATTACGACTCGACAAATCAAAACGTATACGGTCATTACTACGAAGAAGTTGAAGACCCATTGAATCCCGAGGCGACTATAAAAAAGCAACAGTGGGGAATTGTTGGTCAACGGCGTGTCCTCATAAACAAGAAAGACCCGGATGACATCCGTATCCTCAACATGGATGGAACCATGACCCGCGGAACCACCGCAGATTTGACTGCCGCAAATGCAAGCGCTCAACCAGTTAGCGGCACTGCCGCGCCTACGTCATTTGGCTCCATGAGTGAACTTGAAGACTACATAATAAAGAAACACAAAGACGCCGGAGAATCTCTAACTCCAGAACACGCAAAAATCATGGCTAAGTCGGCTGTCGATCTCGGAAGGGTCACCATCGGCGGCTCCGCCGCAGAAACGACTTCTGCCGTAAAAACTACTCCTGCCGGAGGGATAATCCAAACAGGCGGAGATGCGAGTTTGGCAGAAAGTAATTTCCAGAATCCCATAGAGTTTAAGAGGCATAGGGAGGAGATAGATAAGCATATAAAAAGTAAAATGCTCTCCGCGGTTTATGGCGAACAATATAAAAACGAACGCATCACAGAATTGGCGAAGGAGTATAACGTCTCCCCCGAAGAGATGGCGGGGTTATTAGGTTATGTGGTGGATGAGTCCGATATCGACATTGAAACTAGGTCGGCTCAAGCCCCCCCTATCCCTCGGAGGGTTACAACCGCCCCACAAGTGCAGGCCGACGCTATTGTCCCCGGAGGGGCCGTTATAGATGCCGCGGCGGAAGCAAGCGATCCCGCTACGATAGCCTCTGAGTTTGGCGGCCCTGTTGTTGTGCAAGAAGATCAAAACGTCTTTGCCTACGATGCGGCTAAATCAAAAGCCTTCATAGAAGGCCTAATCAAAGAGATGCAGACTGCAAACATTTCACAGGAAGATATCCGAAAAGAACTTCTTTTGATACTAGGGGGGATACCCAAAGAACAAGCAAATGGAGACTTCGCCAAAGCAGTGGCGAACGCATATTACGAGTTCACCAAGGGAACAAATTAAATGGCTCTTACGCTTGACCAGTTATTTCCACAATCTGGACAACCAACTCAGTCTACTCCCGGTCTCACTCTAGACGAACTTTTCCCACCAGTTTCAACCGTTGAGTCAGAGCCTGTAATTGAAGAAAAACCAGAAAGCGGTTTCGGGGCGCACCTAACGAAGTCTCTTTATGATTCGCGTGACTATATAAGTCTTGCCTTATCAGGCTTAGACGGCGCTGAAGGAAACGAGGAAGAAATTGCTAGGATCGTTGCGGAAACTTCTCGAAGGCAGAATGAGGTAATAAAAAGCGCCCAGCATCAGTATCTGCTCGATGTTGTTAGAAGAGAAAGCAAGGATGTAAAGGATGCAGAGGGCTTTGCTGATACTGCGTTGGCTGTACTCGATGCCTCGGGGAAAACCATCTGGACGGCTGTCACTAATCCTCTTGGTGTAGCAGAGTTTGGCGCATCGCAGGCAGGCAACATGGCTGTGGCTGTTGGCGGTATGTTTGCTGGTGGTTTGGCGGGAATACCGGGTGGGCCTCTTGGTATCGCGATTGGCTCCAGAGTTGGGGCGGGAACGGCAGGAGCATCGGTCGAAACAGGAGCGGCCTACATTGAAGCCCTGATGAAAGCCGGGGTGGATGTTACCGATCAGGTCGAAGTGGAGAGAGCCATTTCTGATCCCGAGTTCCAGCGCGAAATGTACAAAAAAGGCTACACCAAAGGCCTCACCATCGGAATAGTTGATGCCGCGTTTATGGGTCTCTCAAAGATGCCCGGAACAGGGGCGGGGCGTGAGTTACGCAAAGACCTTCTTAAAGAAGGCATTGATATTAAGAAGAATGCCGACTGGGAAAAGATCGCCGTTAGACACGCCGAAGGCGATGAAGTAGTAACCGCGGCATTCAAGAAGTACGCAGAAGCCCCAAGGGCCAAAGCAATCGGCACTAAAAGGATGACGATTGAAACCCTCGGTGAGGGGGTTGGTGAAGGTCTCGGCGGACTTGCCGCATTCGGTGAAACTTCGTTTGAAGACATCGCCCTTGAAATGCTGGGCAGTACCGCCCAGTCCGCTGTGCAGGCATCTGTCTCTGCGTCTTTATCTGGGTCAAAGCAACTTCTACAGAAGGCTACAAAAGAGGCTCTACGTCAGCAAGCGGATTCAGTTGCTAAAGGAGAGGCAAGCGGGATAGAGCCAGAAGAACTTAACGAGTCCTTGCGCCGACAGAAAGAGGGAGTAGGCGCACAACTCGATACGGTCTCCGCAACAATCTCCGCTTTTGAAGATGGCATAGGTGAGTCAGATAATGCTCAGTCCGTTATCGATACGCTTAGAACCGCGTTGACGCTGGAAGGCTTTGCAAATTACAGATTAAATCTGCAATCCGCCCTCCAGACAGAAGACACATATCCGAATGGCGTGATGCCATTTTATGTTGCTCTCACCAAAGAAGAGCAGGCCACACTGGCGGCTGGGGGATCGCTTCCCGCCCCCGTGAAAGGAAGCCTCAACAGGGCTAACGTCAAAACGCTAAAAGGCAAAACCGACAAGAAAGGGGAAAACTTTGGTGGTCAGGACGTAGTCCTTGTTAAGGTTCCCGTTTCCTCGGTAATCATGCGGGGCAACTGGGACAAGTTGGAACTGGTTGTAGAGGCCAAGGGGATGCAACTGGCCGCGGTTCCTCAAGCCCCACAGCAGACTGAAACCAAGCCCGTCCTGTCCGAGAAACTGGAGCAGGAAGCAGATCGCCTTGCTAGGGAAGATGTTGAAACAACGCTTCAGACAGAAGTTGAAATTGGGGAACTTGAAGCCCAAGCAATCGACAGGTCTAAGAAAGATGTTGATCTCGATACCAGAGAAGCAACCGATAAGGCCGCAAGGAAACTTGCTCAGTTAAGAGAACCCGATAACTACGAAACTGTCGCTCAGTTACAGGGGGCGGTGGATCGTAACAAAGTACCCTTATTCCCGGGACAGCGCAGGAAGCGTCCGCCGCTGGCTTTGGCTTTGCAGAACTACCGCAAGGCTCTGGAAAAGCCAGACAACATTAACGCATTGAACGATGTACTTGCGCCCACGGGATACAAATTATCAAAGAAGGCTGACGGTATTCATGTCGTCCCTATTGATAACAAACCCGCTCTCCGAGTCCCCAACACAGGGAACCGGGAAGTAGGTCAAAGCACCGTCGATGATTATCTGTTCTGGATCAATGAAGAGCAGACAAAGAAAGCACCAGAAACGACTGAAAAGAAACAGGCCGCGCTAAAGAAAGAAGCGGCTCAGGTCGAGGCGCGAAAACCGCCAAGAGAAAATGTTCAGTCCATCATCGACAGCATCGAGAAAAACTTTGTTACTAGGAAAGGCAACAAGGTTACGATAGACGAGGAAGGTCTATCGGATATTCTTGCCCAAGCGAAAAACATCGCTGGCTGGTCTAAGGCTGACAGGGGTCGGCTCGATCAGTATGTCCGCTCCCTTCGTAAGGAGCAGGAACTTCAGACCCCAACCAAAAAAGCGCCCGTTGCAGGAACAACTATCACTGTTCCACAATCGGCTGGCGCTCTCACCTCACTAGAGTCTTCCTTCAAGCGCACTGGTAAATCCAAGTTTATCGAGCGCGTAAGGAAACTCCTCACCGATAAGAAAGGCAACGACGCTCTACTTGCAGAGATTGCCAAAGCCTACCGTAAAGCGAACCCCGGCAAAGCCGAGGGTGATCTCGCCTCCATACTGACACTCACCGGAAAAGCCGATCAGGCAAACATAGCCAAGGCATACGCATTGGCTCAGATGCTGATTACGCTACGTTCGTCTGTGTCTACCATTCGCCCTGACAACACCCTCGCTATTGAGGATGGAAACCTGTCTGCGTTTATGCGTTTTGACAAGGTGCTTGATGGGGTTAAGGAGAATCAACTGGTCGGCCAGATCAAACAGGTCTTTGGTGAGGACTCAACCTATACCCGGATCAATGACTTTGAGGTAGTGGTCACTAATCCAAAACTTACCCCGATCCAGTTCGCAAGACGGTTCGGGAGACTACGCGGAAAGCGCAATGACATCAGAAAATCGGAACTCTTTACAGCGCAAATCGAAACGCACACCCACGACTGGACTAAAGACCCTTCTGGAGAAAGCATCAGGAGCGAAATTCGCAGACTCGGATTCGGAAGTATTCTCCAATACGTTGATGATCGGAGAGCCGATTACCTCGATATCGCCGAGGAGTTCGGGGCCAAAGAAGTAGCCCAGTACAGGCAGGCTCCAAGAGCGCCGCCGCAGGAAACCGCCGCTGAAGAAACCGAAGCCGCCGATGAGGCGGCTTTTTCTTTGGAGGGGCAGGCAATTGTATTTTCTAGAAAAATAGAAAACAAAAAAGAGCCTATGGGCTTTGTTCCTGATCAAGCCGAATACAGGAAGTATCCCAAAGAATCCGGCCTTGCCAAAGGCATCTTAGTCAAGATGACGCCGCAGGAGTTTTTGAATCTTGTCCCAAATCGGACTGAAGACTCAAATGTCGAAGCGATTCTGGATCGTCTGGAGCAGGGGGACAGGATGGCTCCTCCATTCCTTAATGTAGAGATTACAAAAAACGGTCTTCAAATAACCGGGCATGAGGGGCGTGGGCGCATGATCGTGGCTACCTCTCTGGGCTTGACTGACGAAATAGAAGTCGATGTCTTTTTCAATAGGGATCGAGTAGAGGACTTTGACGCCATCGATCCAAAACCAGTTTTTATTTCCCAAACTGGAAGAGCCGACATTGACACCGTAGAGCCTCAAGTAACTGTTCCTCTCCGTAGATTAGAGGACACATCGCTGGATAAAGCCGACGAAAGCGTAGCCTTCTCTCTTGCTGAGACAACTAAGGTATACCCGGGTGAATACGAACTAACCGCCAGCGACGGAACCAAGTACAAGGTTGTACAGGCAGAGCCGGAAGAAACATTCGGCCCCGGCAGAGAGTGGAAGTTATACAGAGCCACAAAGGAAAACCCAGACTACCACGCTGACTTCGACTGGGACTGGATGGATACATTCCCCCGCCTTAAAGATGCCAAGGCTTGGGTGGAAGATCGAACCGCCGAAGGGCCGCTGTTCTCTTTGGAACAGGTAGACGATGCAGAAAACTTCCAAATAGAAGAAGACGAAGCCATCGGCTTTTACGATTACAAATCCGACAAGGATTTAAGCACGGAAGAGCAACGCCAGAAGTTATCCAGCAGGAAATTCAAGTTACTGCAAAAACGTCTTGGGTATGCAGAGGAAGCCGTAAGTAAGTTTAACGATATCGGAGTTCCTATCTTTGTTTACCATAAGCCATTTGACAGTACTGGCGGGTTCTTTGCTTATGACACAAAGGAAGACGGAACCCTTGTTGACCCAGAAATTCATATTAATGTTGGACGAGCAAAAACACTTGCACAAATAACAAAGACTTTATCGCATGAGATGGCTCATGCTGTTATTGCCACAAAGTTATTTCCCAACAACAAAGATTCAGTGGCATTTTTTAATAAAATTTATTCTGACAATCGTGCCGCGATAAACACTTGGTCAGCACTAAACTATGCGACTGAGAGCAATGCTGTCAAAGCAGAAGAATGGCTTGTATGGTCTATCGATCAAGAAATTGCCGCAATTGTTAGCGGCAAACAAGATTCGTTTAGTTTAAGCATCAGACGGATTGTTGATCGCATAGCGAAACTTCTTTTTGAAACTCTTGGTTTTAATTATCAAAGACAAGAAGTTGCTCAGATAATCAAAGATGCGACTACTGCTCTTATCAACGATTCTCAACGAATTGAAGTCACGGCTGAGAATCAAACCGACGAAGGGCCGCTGTTTGCGCTCGGGGATAGAAAGAAGCGTCGGATTGGAGAGGGGAAGGACACAGAAGATAAGACAACCCGACATCTTGAGGACTTGGAAAAAACCATTCCCGAATCAGAGAGAACGGCTAGGGCATCTAGAGGAAAACGGAAGACAGTTGATGGGGGTGATTACCTCGATCTCAACCTAGATCAAGCAGGGAAGGGGATGCTTGGGTTGACGCAGGAAGAACTGACCAGTCTATGGGAGGCCTCGGTTGGCGATACCTCAAACAGTGAAGCGGCCCGTGAAATAATTTCCAAACTAAACATGGCTCCCAAGGATGTTGAATTCTGGGATGACGCGCTCCGACTTCCGGATCGTGCGCGTTATTGGTATGAGGTCTCAGCGGAATCGTTTGAAAAAATCCTTCGCGTATCCAAAGGTGACCTGAAACGATTTATTGCAATAGTCTCTGCTACATCGCCACAAGCCAACCCAATCGTGAATATGAAAAGGGCTATTGGTGTGTTCGCTCAATACATGGCTGGTGAACCCATCGATATGGATTTGACGATACCGCAGAATGTCCGAGAGGCACTAAAGTACGGAACCCTATCAGGGCTGAAAACCGGATCGTTTGCCGGAACGATGCAGTACATACTAGGTCTTGAGAATACTGCCCCGCTCTCAACAAATGACAGACAGGTTGCAAGTTCATTTGGTGTAACTGGTGATGATATTGCCACCAATCCAATCCTCTATGAGACCCTGAGCCGCTTCTATATCAATCTGAGGGACAAACTTAACTCGCAACTTCCCCCGGGGGCGGAGCCTTTTGAAACGTGGCAGTTGCAAGCGCTTGGCTGGGTAGAGGAACGGGCTACTAGCGAAGCAACAGATACGACCCGGGATCAGACGGATGATTATCTTTCCGCCTTGCAGTCTGAGGATAAAGGCAAGAGGCGTGGCGTCATTCCTATACTTAAAAGCGCGGGGATCATTAAAAATGATTTCCTCACTGATAATGACCTTCGTAACCCCGCGATCCCGTCAGCCTTATCTGGAACCCTAGATCGTTATAGAGAAAAACAAAAACTTACTATAGAGATTGGCTCTCCATTCTCTGACCTTCAGGCAGAGGCGAAAGCGTTAGCACAGGAGGCATTCAAGAATGATCCAGTAGCGGCCAGAGAATTTCTGGAAACATTTACTAGTGTTTTGTACGCCTCTGGCAGGGGGGTAACAAACCCCTTTAACGAACTTGTTTCAGCGGTTACAGGGAAGAAGACTACCCTGACAAGATTGCAATCCCCCACATCAGAATCGCCATTTGATATAGCCGGGACATACGAGGGGGAGGTAAGCCCCAATGTCCGTGTCCCCATGCCTGCCAACATGGCAGATGAAGATATGCGGGTGGTTATGGCGGTCATCGGACGCGCTTGGAAACAGGCCGCGATGGCGCATAGCAATTTCCAAGATAAGGGGAAAGCGGAGGGGGTTGATACACATTCCGTTTTTGTCGAGACAACCGAGAATCTAGGAACGGATGGAGCCTTATTTGGGCAATTCTCCTCCGCGCTACCTGATGGGCATGAGGTAATAATAGAGCGATGGCCCAACGGGTATATGTTGCACGTTACGCCCAGTTTTACAGACGAAGGCCCAGTATCTCTCGATGCGAAAACTATAAATACAGAAGCGACCAAGACCTTTGGCGACACTGTTAAAGTCGGGCCGACTATTTTTTCTGGTGATTACATTGAGGCGGATGATTATGGTAAAATCATATCTCGCTTCAGGAATAAACTCCGTCAAGACATACGCAAATTTGAGGCAATCAAAGATGGCAATAATCTCAGCAAAAGAGATGTCCGAAATCTTCAAACAAAGGCCGAAGCATCTGCAAGGCGGCTCGATAATCTCGATTCCGCTATCAGGAAAGCCAACAAACTCCAGCAAGAGTTTGAAAAAAGACAAAGACAGTGGGTTGAAAAATACCGCAAAAGATTAAGCCCCGAGGCCGCAAGCCTCACACCCATCGACAAACCCGCCTCTGGCGGGTTTTCTGCTTCTGGGCTACGTCGCGCCCTTGTTAGCAAGTTTGGCGAAAAAGGCATTGCCCGTCTTGAAGCAGACGGCATCCTCGTAATTGTCGAATCCGCCGCGGACTTACCCGCGGGACTCATTAAGGATCAGGACGCGGCTCAACGCGCCCGTGGGTTGTTCGATCCTAAAACCAATACCGCCTACCTAATAGCGAATCGTCTCAACAGGGTAACCGCTCCGAAGGTTCTCCTGCATGAGGTCGGTACGCATTTTGGCCTCAAGCGAATGCTAGGGGACACGGCCTATGCTGACTTAATTGTAGAACTTGAGGCTGGCAAGGACACAACCTTCAAGCCTTGGTACGACCGCATCAGGGCCAACTATGGCGGCAGGGTTAACGAAGGAACAGATCGTTTTGCTGAGGAAGTGCTTGCCGCTATAGCGGAAGACACTAGCGAGATTACGTTGCCGCTCAGGACGCGCATCTGGAGAGCCATAAAAAAATTCCTGATTGGTGCGGGCCTACCGAAAAACCTCACCCCTCAAGAGATTGGATATGTTATCCAAGGCTCGTTGCGAAAGGCTATGCGTCAGAACGATCTTGCTCTGGCGAAGATGCCCCGCTTCATGCGGATGGAAGGCGGCGATGTGCAACTGGGAGCCGCGGCTATTGCGTTCCCTGAGTACACCCAACCAACCAGAAAACTAACAGAGAAGCATAAACGCTACGACATTATCAGCGCTATCGATAAGGTGCTTAATAGAAGCGAGGAGTTGCGTCTCCGAAGGAACATGGACGGCATGATGAAGGTGGCCGAGCGGGTGTACAAGAAAGGCTACAAGAACATCGATGTCCATCTCCCTGTTGTTTCTCCCAACACCAGCATCACCTCTCGGTATGCCATGTTCAAGAACACCCAAACAGGCACTGAGTTGGTTATCAGGATGTCTGACCACCCTAAAGACCCGTTTGTTGCGGCAGGCTCTTTCCCGTTTGTTTCCTACAACAATGGGCATAAGACTGACATGACCGACCTGTCTGATATTGAGAGGGCGGTTAAGTTGCTGTCTGCTGGAAAACTCGACGGCATGAACGGCCTCCAGTTCCAGTTTGAATACTCACTGGGTGACGGCGTTGCTGGAATATCCAAAGCCAATAGCCAGAAGTTTACCTATGAGCAGTTCCTGCGAGGCCTCCAGAAAAAGAACCCAAGTATGTTTAACAGGGTTCAGGACAACGCACAGATGGAGTTGCGAAGTGGGGCCGTCATTGGGGAGGAAGGGCCAGTCTTTTCCCTAAACCGCAACAGCGGTCTCGATGAGGCGAGTAAAGCGGCAATAGCGAAAACGTCAGGTCGCGCTGGAAGGCGAAGTGCTGGCGAAATGGTCTCCGATGCCAGAAACCGCTGGTGGCAAAAAGGGGTTCAGAACTGGGTAGATGCTTATCGCCCAATCAAAAACCTCCTTGGTGATCAGGCTACCAGAGCGTGGCAGATGATGCAGTTGTCGGAAAACGCCCACGGGATGCTTCACGCAATGCTTCATTATGGCGCTCCCAAAGCGCGATATCACAACGGAGAGTTCGATTGGTATGACGTGGACTTCTCAAGAGAAGGCCTGCTGGACATCCTGAAAGACCTTGACGGAGAAGCCGACAGGTTTATGTCTTGGATGGTTTACACCCGCGCTAATCGCCTAGCAAAAGAAGAGCGGGAAAAGAACTTTACAACAGAGGAAATTGTCGCTGGCTTAAAACTGAACCAGCAGTCTAAAAACGACATGATGAAAAGCGGTCGGGATCGCCGGGTCGTTTACCAGCAAGCCATGCGGAAGATGTCCAAGTTGCAGGACTCCGTTTTACAGATGGCGGTCGATGCTGGAGTGATTGACGAAACTGTTAGGGAAACCTTGGATACAGATTTCTACGTTCCGTTTTATCGAGAGTTCACCTCAGAGGGGAAGACTGCGGTTCGTGGGCCAACTCCCTCGCATGACTTTGTAAACATCAAAAGCATCGTTAACCGACTTCGTGGTAGCGAAGAAAACATCAATGATGCGCTCCAGAACATGATGATGAACTGGACGACCATCATGTCTGCCGCAATGAAGAACCGTGCTGGAGTTGCCGCTATGGAAGCGGCCACAAAAGCCGGTGTGGCAACGCTGATTGCCAGCAAAAAGGACATTGCCAATATCGAATTCTCCAAGGGCAAAAGCCGTAACGAGAAATTTGATTCGTTTGTTTACGTTCTCAAAGACGGCAAGAAAGTCTGGTACGAAGTTAATGATCCTCTTGTCTTAAATGCAATGGCATCTCTTGTATGGGGTGGAGTGGACTCTAAAGCACTTAGGACACTGTCTACGTTCAAGCGATGGCTAACCATCGGTGTTACAGCGTCCCCAGCATTCAAGATTAGGAACCTGATTCGTGACACGGTTCACTCGATTGCAGTCGGAAAACTTTCCTATAACGCTTTGGGTAATGCCAGCACTGGATACCAGACGCTAAAAGATAACCATCTTGTTACTGCCAACATGATGATGGGTGGCGCAACATTCCAGTTCGGTTTTTACAACGACGACCCAGCGGCCATCCGAAGGATGGTTGATGCAGTAGGTGAGGGGAGGATTCTCGATACCACTGCCAAGGCGCGTAAAGCGATGGGCTTTTTATTCAACTGGTATCAAGACATCGGCAACAGAATGGAAAACGCCAACCGCGCCTCTCTGTACTTGAAGAGAAAAGAAGAGGTTGGTCACCTTCAGGCCTCGATGGAGGGCAGAGACCTTCTTAACTTCTCGCAACATGGTAGAGGCGTTGCCGCGCAATGGCTGATGGCATCCATGCCTTTCCTCCAAGCCCGCATAAACGGCCTCGATAAGTTAGCCCGCTCAGGGGCCAAAGGGGAACGCGCCAGAATGCTCACCGTTGTCGGAACGGTGACTCTCGCAAGTATCCTACTAAGGCTTTCTTACGAGGGCGATGAGGATTACGAAGAGTTAGAGGAATGGCAGAAAGACACTTACTGGCCGATCAAAATCCCCGGCACAAAAGACTTCTTCTTCCTTCCCAAGCCCTTTGAAATTGGTGCAATAGCATCAATGGGGGAACGTATCACCGAAAACTTTATTCGGGATGCTGGCGAATTGGGCATGAACGACTACACCCGGGCGCGTATCACTGATGCGCTGATGCACCAGTTAGCAGTGGACTGGCGTCCTCAAATTGTTAAGCCAATGGTCGAACTGTGGCAAAACAAGAATTCCTTTACTGACCGCCAAATCGAAAACATTACTTGGCAGATGAATAACCTACCCAAGGAGTTAAGGGTCAGGGCTTACACGTCTGATTTCTCTATTAAGTCGTCATGGGCGGTCGGAGAGATGCTGGACTTAATCGGATTAAAAGAATCGGGTTTACACGTTTCACCTGTCCAGATGGATCACCTGATCAAAGGTTACTTCGGGTGGATCGGCGCAACCACAGCAGGCGCTTTTGACATCCTTTCAAGTGACGTTGACCCGCTAACCAGAATCGATGAGATGCGAGGTTTACTCCCGGCTGGCTCGTTCTATTCCGGCTCTCCACGCAAATCCACCAAATACCTCACTCTGTTCTATGACCAGATGGGAGAGGTCAAGGGACTGAAGGCGGCTTTTGATGCCTATAAAAGAAGAAGGATGGTGGACGAGGCCAGAGCAGTGGTTTCAGATAACAAAGATGTGATGCGTTGGCTGAGGACTTACAACAAAGCCAACGAGGCCATGCAGAAGATTAATAAACGTATTGGCTTTATTTACGACGACAAAGATATGAGTCCAGCAGACAAGAGAAAAGAGATCGACCGCCTCAATGAAATGAAGGTTGGCATCGCCAAGAAGATCGTCCTACGAAGGGCCGAAAGAGAGGCTGAAGAGGGCATTGAGAGCGATAACCCACTGGCAAGTTTGAGGGCTGAGAATTGAAGTCCACCGCTTTATGGTTAAGCCTTTTAGTTGTATTGTTATCTGGTTGTGGGACGGTAACTAAGGTCGGCACTACGACAGTAGGTGCAACCGTTGGAGCCGTAGCCGCTGGCGTCCCCGGCGCTATCGTAGGAGCCGCGGCGGCTGATCTTGCGGGAGAAATTATTGTCGAGCCAATCCTGACGATCTATAAACACAAAAGAAATGCCGAGCAAGTTGTGGAGAAACAGGTAGACGACGTATGGAGTTTGCTTGCCCGGATGTCAGAAGTCGCTGGCTGGGTATTAGGGGTTTTTCTGATCTTGCCGCTGGTGCTTCCTTTGCTTATCGGTTGGGTGATTCCAGCGCCCGGAAGCAAAAAATGAACTGCAAACATTCGGTGGTGCGAGTGTCATGGATTGATGCTGAGAATTCAGCAGGGTGGCAGGAATTCAAGAATGAGGCTCCTTGGGTTATCCACACGATTGGGTACTTAGTTTCGTCAGGTAAAAAGAAAACGGATTTTATTGTTCTGGCGGACTCGCACTTGCCGGATATAGACCAATGGGGAGGACTTAACCGGATTCCAAAGGGGATGGTGCTAGGCATCGACACCCTGCTGGAGTCAGTACCCTGCGGTCGAAAATATGAAAATTCTCGTAATTCCCGACACACAGATTAAACCCGGGGTTCCTATCGCCCAGATGAAGTGGGCGGCAAGGGCCGTAAGAGACTACCTAAAAGAGGGCGACTACGTCGTCCACCTCGGTGATCACTGGGACTTCCCCTCTCTGAGTTCCTACTCCAGCAGGAAAGAGATCGAGGGCCAGCGGGTTATTGAAGACATCGAGGCGGGGAACAGGGGGATGGACTTGTTCTGGAAGACCTTGAAGCCAATGAAAAAACGTCCAGAGTTTCATCTCCACGGGGGCAACCACGAAGACAGGCTTGTTAGGTATGTGAACGATCACCCCGTCTTAGATGGAGTGCTGTCAGAAGAATCACTGAACAGGGATGGCTGGACATTCCACCCGTTCAAAACAGTGAACGCTATTGGTGGGGTTCACTTCACTCATTATTTTTATGCTCCCTATACTGGTCGAGCATACGGCGGCACAGCGGAGAACATTCTCCGCAACGTGGGTCTTTCCTATTGCCAAGGTCATAGGCAGGGAAAACTTGTCGCCGCTAGAGCGCTCCCAACAGGTCAAGTGCAAAGAGCGCTGATCTGTGGAAGTTGCTACCTCCACAAGGAGGAGTACCTCGGGCCGCAGGCCAAGGAGTCATGGCAGGGAGTTGTAGTTCTGAATGGCGTAGAAGATGGCGATTACGACATGATGGAACTAAGCCTTAAATACCTCTGCCGCAAGTACGAAAAGATGGAATTACGAGATTACCTCACAAAGGAGGGAATCGAAGTTGACTGAAGAATATTACATTTCACCGGAGCCAAATATGCGTCTACCAGCACAGCGTCAAATCAGTAACCCCCAGTTTCAGGCCGCGCTTGTTGGTGCAAAAAGCATGAGGTCGAAACTCGCGGCGTGTTACGCGATGCTGAGTCAGCAGGGCGCGTTCTCGGACTCTGGGCCAGAGGTATGGGAACTGCGGCAGGAAGTCGCAGAACACATTCCAGAGGAGTTAAAGGATGGCTAAAAAAACAGATGACAAGTTGGTAAAAGAAGCCGCCCCAGAGGCGGCTTCTTCAGTTAAGAAGCGGGTAATGCCCGTTGGAAAACCCTTCGTCAAGAATGATCCCCGGATCAACAGGGCGGGGCGACGGATAGGGTCTCGCAACAAATTCTCTCAAGCATTCACGGATGCCATGCTACTCGACTTTGAGCAGTATGGAGAGTCTGTGATTGCCGAGGTCAGGCAGAAAGACCCCTCGACTTACGTCCGAATCGCTACCGCTTTGATCCCCTCAAAGACAGAGCAGGAGATTGAAGTCAAAGACACCTCAGCCGAGAGTGTCAGCGAGATCGACTGGGACATAATAGTCGGCGGAAAGAAGGATTAAAGGCTTAAACATTTATCGTTCGCCATATTTGAGATAAAAGAATTCGGATATTTTTCAACCATGCCTCTTTTTTCTAATGCTTTTGCAAACTTATTTAAAGCGCGTCTTAAAACTAACTCCTCTGTCAGAGTGCCGCAATTTTCAAGAGCAAGAACGTGACCCTCAAACGTACTAGCCCATAACGCGATAGCCTGTTGTTCAGTTAAATCCATAGTAATTTTCATGTCGTTTTTCCAATTTTTGTGTGTGTACTTGTAAATGCCAAAAAATCAGAAAAGTGGACATTTTTTTGAAAATATTTTTGTAAAGCGCGAGGGGGCCGCGCTCCCAATCAACCAACCTACGAATAGGCTCTGCGAGGAAAAAAAAGAACGCGCCTTTGAGGTTGCCCCCTCGCTGGCGCGATGATTGCAATTTAACGATGTAAAAACAACATTGATATACACAGTTATGCTGTATATTGTCGTATTGCTATTTCAACGAAAGTGGACGGGTCAGAGGTCACTTCAGTTAACGTGTTGAAATAACTATACTTTTGCATCAATTTCGTCGTATTTTTGGGGGATCGTCTAGCGGTAGGACTGCGGACTCTGACGAATTTGGTTTAGTCTTTTTATCAACCACTTACAAACCCCTACGACGTAATACACTTTACAAATCAGCCTGTTTGGCCGTTAGGCTACCTTTACGAGCCTGATCGCCTTCTCATCAGACCACTCGGTCAACTTCTCCAGAGCGGCAACCAGTGACGGCCCATGACGATGCACATAAACATCGAAGGTGATGTCACCAGAGGAGTGGCCCATCAATGTCTTGATCGTCTCGCCCTGTACCTCCATGTCAGCCAATCGGCTGGCGAAGGTATGGCGCAGATCATGGAACCTGAAGTGCCTGTTCTTGCCTCTGACGTGTTCCAGCCCAGCCTGCTTCACACCCCGTTTGAACACGTTACCCTTCAGGTAGGACGTATACGGCTCTCTCACGACGCCTGAGCGCTTCTCCTTGGGTCTGGTGAAGACATAGTCAGGGTGGTTGCCCCTTTGTTTATCAATGATCTCCCGAGCGACTGAGTTCAGGAACACCATATGCGGAACCTTGGCCTTCATCTCAGACTCCGGTATGCGGAACGCCGTACCTAAGCCCGGAATCTTCACCTCCCAATCCCACCTCAAACCGCGCACGTTTGCATCACGCAGGCCTGTGTTCAGATCAAATTCCACTATTTCTCTAAGGTGTTCTGTCAGGAAAGGCAGTAACGCTCGTTCCTGACTACTTGTCAGCCTATGGCCCTTTGGGGTCTTGTGATCAAGGAGTCCAATCTCGTTGTACTCGGGAATCAGGGTCATCCCATTTTCCTTCCACACTACATTCCTAGACTGCTTGCCATAGACCTTTCTCTGGCCTTGGAACCCGCTTGCCATCTTCAGGATATGGTTCAACGTCCCGATCTTTTTATTGATCGTCGCGTTTGAATTGCCCTCTTCTTGGCAGTACTCGATCATCTCAGAAAGTTCTGCACTATCATTATCGATGCTGTGCAAAAACACACCGCCAAAAAACATTTGCAGGACAGCAAGGTGTTCACGCGCTGTTCTGATCTGATGCTGGGTTTTGCGGGTCTTCCAATAGCGATCCACGATTTCATTGAAAGTGTATCGGTGTCTTTTTGGCCCCTCCTCCAATTCCCTCTTGGTTGCGATAATGCACCTTGTCAGAACCTCACAAGCGGCCTGTTCGTCCGTCTCGTAGGTTGACCCGTGTATTACCTTCTTGAACCTTGTGGGATCAAATGCAAGTTCCGGCGGAATTGTTACCGTCTTACGCATGACCCACATTCCAGATCGCTTATCCTTGGATAATCCGTTCATCTTTTCCATCTCCAAGAAGCGACCCCTGACCGCCCACCCATTCTAGCCACAAAGTTTTCGAGATCAACCTTGTTGAAAAAAATTTTGTGTCCGATCTTTATTTCGGTCAGACGCGGTCTGATGTGTTTCTCAAACGAGGTGCGTCCAATGCCAAGATATTTTTGGGCCTCTGCTTTGGGAATCAACGGAGAGTCTTCTGAAGGGATCGACCAGCGATCAGGCTCTTCCCGAAGAAAGTCGTTAACCTCTTTCATTCAAGCGACTCGGTTATACGCTAAATCCCAGACGATGGCCGAACGGCCAGAGCGAGTGGGTCTGGTTTGTCCAGTGTCAACAATCAATCCGCTTTTCCTAGCGCCTGTCAGAGTGGCTGACACCGATTGATGCTTGCCATCTAGGGCGATTTCCAACTCGTCGCAAGTACAGCCGCCTAACTCTTCTATTTTTGACAGCACCCTGTTCCGCATGGACTCGTGGTCAACGGAAAGGTACGCTTCTCGGGATGTGTTTTGAATCATTTCGCCGCCCTTTCATTTCGCAGATCATCCAACTTTCCCTCGGAATCCGTCCGCGATCTTGCGCGTCCGCTATAACGGTCAATGTCTGGATAAACCGGAGTCTCGCCATTAGGGAAATAAACCGCATCTCCACCGGGAAGGACAAAAAGTTGATACCCGTCGTAGGTCGCAGGCTTGGGGAGCGTCCCAACATTCCTCGGCGGAGTGATCACTTTGATCGGAAGTTTTATCCCGCGCCACTCCCTATGAGGTGACCACTCCCCACCGTTGCACAGAGTTCCAGTCGTGTCTTTAAAAGGGGATATCATCTTCAAAGTCCTTTTTCTCTTCGGTGAATTCTTTCGGCGTCTTTGCTCTGATTGATCCAGAGAGCCTGATGTCCCCGGCTTGGGTTTCTCCCCTCCAGAGAGATACCCAGACTTCAGCCCTGCCAGAGCCAAGGCCTAAATCCGCGAGATCAACTAATCCATCACCTGTGTAGGATGGATCGTTGTCCCCGCGCTTCTTTTTGTTTTGCAGGAGCGAAAATCGATTTGGTTTATGTTCGTAAGCCATTAGTTACCCTCGTAGATGAGTTTGTAGTCAAGGTCATTCGGGTAACGCCGTTTCTGTTTGAGCCGCGGCGGCTCTTCACCAGAGACAACGTAGTACCAGAATTCTTTTAGGTAAGGTTTCAGCCAGTCCCAGTACTCTCGGTCGAAGGGGACTGCCCAGATTCTTTGCTGGTCTGGAGTCCATGACTGGAAGAAGCATCGTTCGCATCCGCACACTGCAAGTTGCGTCTGAATTTGCGCCATGTGTTGAGGTGATATGGCTTCATAAGGCGATTCAGGGCGGCACTTAATTTCATGCAAACCCAGTCCAGTAAACACGCCATCTGGAGAAGCGCCCAGCCAATCGTCAGTGTCACTAACAAAAATGCCAACAGGCCAAGAGATAGCGCCCATTGCAATTTCCCCCGCATGACGCGCATCCTCCTCATGCTCTAACCCAAAGATCATCGGTAGCGTGAGTGGCCGCTCTTCTCCGTTCAGCGACCGCCAGAGGGCAGGGCGAGACAGATATGCTCCCGGTAATCCCGCCGCCGACCCAGCGTTGGATGCCGTGAGAATTCCCATCCTTGCCCAATGCCACTCTGACGATCCCTGTTCGCACTTAATCTCCATCGGCGGGGCGGCTTGCCGCCATTGCAACGCTTTTAAATTGGGCGACCTGAACACTTGTCAGAGACTGCTTTTGTTTTTCGGTCAACTGCGCGAAGGACTTGGTCAGCGACTCTTTTCCTTCTTTGGCTGACTTGTCCAACTTAGCCAGCAAAGATTTGCTTGCTTTGGAAACAGGTTCCTTTTTTGGTTGCTCCACCTTTTCGGCCTCGACCGCGTCGTAGTCGTCACCGTGGGAGGCAATCGAGAAGAAGCCGCCAAGGGCATAGCGCCTCATATAGGTAAAAACAGAACCCGCGGCTTGGGGAACATTCTTGTGATCCTTGCTTTCAAAAGGGATCGCAACCTCGCCTCTGATCCATTGACCTGAAGAGTGGGTGAGCAGAGTGGTTACCCCAACTCTCCCGGGTTGCGAAGAGGGGCTTTGCAAGACGAACAGGTTGTTCTTTATGCAGGCCTCGCGAATCATCGGGGTGAACATCTCAAGAGGGGCGTATTTATAGTTGAACGCGGCTGTGTTCTTGTGGATGTCCTTGATGTCTTTCAGGCAGTTAGTCAGCGCGGCGGAAATCTCTCCAATTTCTCGGCTGTGGCTAAGTGGCTCTTCATGGATCAGGGGGTAGGTATCAGTTTCTTCTGGCAGTCTCATAGTGTTACCTCATGTAAAAGATGTCGGCTTTCAAATCGGATATAGACCTGTCCATCTCTTTGTTTGCTTTGTTAATGGTTTCTGTTAAATCGTTCAATGCTGATTGGTAATCATCTGCGGCGTCTGACCCGAATGCCGCGACGAGGTTTTCGCCGTCACTAATTACTGCCCAAAGTTCAAGATTTAGAAGGACAGTGATGTTCTTGATGTTCTCGATTCGGTGTTCGATCTGCTCTTTTGTCAGTCTCAAGCGCCTTGCCTCCTGTTAGCCTGAAGGGAGCGCCAGACCTCTCGGATGCCAGCCTCTGTAGCCCGTTTGTTTGCCAACTGCTCGGCTTCTACAATGGCCGCTTCGTATTTCTCAAGGTAGTCCCGGTACTGATCAGTCGTCAGCGCCTTTGCTTCGCGCTCGGCTACAGTTCCAGTTGCTTCTAAAAACCCAAAAGCCTTCACGGTCTTGCCAAATTGCTCAAGCGACTTGGCCCTCGCTTTTGCTTGCGCGGCGGTAAGGTCTGTCTCGGCCAAAAAGATCATGGCTTTCTCAACCCGCTCATCTGAAACCAATTCACTCAAAGTCCGCCTCCCGGGCTAACGCACAATCATTTATGTACGAAGCGATCTCCATCTCATCCTCAGATAAAGGTTGATCGCCGATATAGCGGAGCATGATCTGCCGAACCATCCGCGCAATGTCGTGAAAGTTTTCCAACACCAGCATTTCGATCATGGCTTCGCTGGTCAGGTTCATCGGGTCGGCGCGAGATGACGCACCGCCATCTCCAATGTCTTCATCAGCCATAAGGGTTGTTCCTCTTTGTACTTTTCAAAGTGGGCGTGAAACTCGTTGTGGCAAGTGACGTGTAAGGGGATGCCAAACGAATCGTTGGCTTTGCCGCCCATCTTTCCCAAATTAAGTCCGGGGATGGCAATGGCGTGGTGTACAACGATTTGGTTGTCGTCCCAGCCAGCATGACCACACATAGCGCAATCCAAGCCTTGTAGGAATTTTTTATACGCACTGGATTTCCATGTTTTTTGTTTAGGAATCAAACGGCCCGCCCCGGGAAAGGATCGGAGCGGGCCGCTGACCCACTGAGGCAAATCCACTTTTTCTGCTTGCGTTTACGGAGGAGGACTCCCCGGAACGTGCAAGGGTGAGGTTTACCCGCCGCCCAGCAGGATGGTTGTGAACACCACTCAACCGATCTGGCGCTCGGTTGACACACGCTATTTGGAAAGGCATGGCTAAAGTATACAAAGATATACAGCGATATGCAATATGCACCATACATCCACCAAAAAGAAAACCCCTCACAAAGGAGGGGTTCTTTAAAGAAACTAACGTGAATCTATCTACATATCGGTTATGAATTGCTTTGCAACGGCTATGATCTGGTAGCCACTTTCATCCGTCTCAATCGCCGAGTACTGGGCGTTTAGCGGCCTCAACAAATGACGGCCCCCAGATACCCTTAACTGCCGGAAAAGTGGTGTTTCGTTGTCGTTTATTATTACTAGAACGGCATCGCCGCTTTGCGGCTCCGCCTCCACATCGAAAGCGACGTGGCCCCCAACCCTAACAGGCGAGTCGGGGGCGACCATCTCGTCGCCGATGATCTCTAACGCAAAACCCTTTGTTATCTTCTTAGTAACTGGCATAAATTTGCGCCCCTCAAAGTTGCTCGACTTAGCCTTCGCAGAAAAGGTTGATGCTTCGTCGATTGAGATCACAGGAATAAAAAACACTTCCTGTCGATGGTAAGCGCCCTTGGATGATGGTTTACCAGTTGCGAGTTCTTCCGCATCGACCTTGAGGGCTTTCGCCATCTTGATCAATTGGCCCATCTTCATTTCTTTTATAACGCCCATCTCGTATTGAGAGATCGAGGCTCGGCTTAAGCCCATTTCTCTGCCTAACTGGCTCTGGCTTATTCCGATTCTTTCTCTCAGCATTTTTATCCTCTGACCCAGTGGTGCATCGGACATACGTTCTCTCCTAGGTTTTTTCGGATGTTTACAGAAACCATCCTAGTAATCGCGGCGGTTTAGCGTCATTTGTTTCCCTTGGTTATTGCTGGAAACGGTATATTGATGCTTAACATTCGTTTTTGCAAGCAATTTTTTAGGGGACATGGGCCATATCCCTGTAACGGCTATGAACGCTTGACACTCAACCCCAGAAAGAGTACCTTTTAATGGCCCGGGACGCATGGTGAGAGGGGCCGCTGGTCACCCGACTCTTGATCCCAGAAAGCCAGTAAAAGACGTTAGGTGAGCCGTGGCGACCTCTGAGACGGGATAAACGCCGCAATGGTGATGCTTCCGAGAAATCGGCCATCGGGGCTGGCGCGGCCCTCCATATACCGGGAATCCGCGGGGCGATGACTGGCACGGCGATGCACCCATCACCAACGTCTCTGTGACCGCTATGGGAGTTAGTTATGCAAGTTGAAATGATTGACGCGGCAATCGATAAAAGCCTTCTGGCTGATCTGTTCGCGGTTTGGTGGGAAAAGTGGCCTGTCGGGCATAAGCAGGGGAAGTCGCAGGCTTGGGATGCTTGGCTAAAGGTTTTTTTAAAACGTAACCCCGGCGTCCTCCAGCACGACTGGAAAGACTACGCGACAAACGTCCTCGGCGCGGCGCTTGATAACCAGTGCCGTTACCGCAAAGCCATATTCGACAAGTACCCCACGTCAGAAGATCGCAGGAGGGCTGATATTTTTGTCCCGCGCCTCCCAATGCCTGCCACATGGCTTAACAAGAGCCGCTGGGAGGACGCTGTGCCATCGCTCCCCGGGACGCTGGAAGACAAGGTTGCTGTCAGGATGCCCTGCAAGGATTGCGATGCAGACGCCGTGGTCTTGGTTGATGGCGAAGGATTCTGTGCTTGGCACTGGACAAAGCGCTTTAACCGGGAGCATCTCAAACTGATGGCCGAGTCTCTTAATAAGTTGGGCCTTGATCGTAAAAAAAATGAATCTCAGGCGGCGTGGTCGGAGCGATGCCGGGAGTATGCGAGGAATAGCAAGTGGTCGAGCGTGATCCAATCTTAGGAAAGTTGCTGGGCTACACGCCAAGCACTGAAGAGGAGCCAGAAGACTTAATGGTTCCCTTCAATAACAAACAAGAAAAATGGCAGTACATGAAATCCAAAGGGCTGGATGAGGCTTTTTTGGCAATTAAGGAAGTTTTCCCCTGTTGCGGCGAACCCATCGTTTTCCGCAAGAGGAATTGACCTAACGCTGTAGAAAAAACTCGGCCCGTCGAGGCCAACAGCGTCTTTTGCCCCGGCATTTTCGGGGCCACTTTATGACAGAACCATCGACAAAAAGAGCAAAGCGTCTGGATTACGCACCCCAACGAGGACTTGTGATCGATGGGTTAAACGACTCGCCTTGTGAAAACCCCGACCGATGCCCGTACTGGGGTTTTTGTAGTGAACACAACACCGACTGCAATCGATTCCGAGTGTGGACAAACCGAGGGAAAGATTCCGGCGAAGGAGACCGATTCCCAGATGTCTGATCTCGAAGAAAAGTTTCTTGAGCAAGTCAAAGTTGCTGGCTTCCCCACTCCTAAACGCGAATACAAGTTTCATGTGACCCGAAAGTGGCGCTTGGACTTTTACTGGGACGCAAAAGATACGCGCTCCTTTCCTGTTGCCGTGGAAGTCGAGGGAGGCACGTTCATGCGTGGAATGAATAGACACACCTCTGGAGTCGGGTTCCAGAAGGACTGCGAAAAATACAACGAAGTCGCCCTAGCAAGGATCGTCTTGCTAAGGGTGACCGGAACGCACGTCAAGGATGGACGTGCGCTTGATTGGCTAAGGAGAGCCGCATTATGGGAGATGGATTTACTAACAGCCATGAGGCTATCGGATGGGCGCTTCGACGAGTAAGAACCCCTATTTATGACCGCCCCAGTATCTGGGATTTGGGTCGCAAAACTTCTGGCCGGGACTTTCTTCCCGGGTTAAACGAGTGGGACAAAGTGGCTGAGGCCGGGTTAATACTGAAAAACATGGAACGGCACTGCGCTAAACAGCATCAGGCTGTGATCCTGACCTACTTCACAGGTGGAACGGTCAGAGAGACAGGCGTCCTGATTGAGTACCTTGCAAAACATTTCGGACGGGACAAATGGTTTGTGATGGAAATCGTCCTGAACTGGGCTAAGGGAAAACGGATGCGGCACACCACAGAATGGTGGGCAAAAAAGTACGGCGTTAACCAGTCAACTATCACTCGCTGGACGCAGAAGGTCAAAGAGAAACTCGACGAGTTATTTGAGTATGGGATGAGTGTTGTTGACGATGCGCTCATCGCTTCAGGCCACATCGAACGCGCATAATTTGAACGCCCGTTTGGTATAATTAATA